ATGATGCAATGTCGGTTGAGTAAACATCCTGAAAAGGGTTACACACAAAAGTGAAAGGGATGCGCAAATTAAAAGTTCGTAAATGTTCCGGAAAATCATATACCACGAATGTATTAATATAGTCGTTAAGATCATTATCTGAAAGCTGTGCAGTTGAGGGACTTCGAGTAAGCCTCCGCACTTTCTGCTGAATATTAAGTAAGGTAGCCGGAATTACTGACATGAAAGCTCCTAAAGTAAAACAGTAACATTTTGAACTGCCGCCGCAAGGAGATCAGTTACTTCCCCAATCGGCACCGCTTGCGGAAACTGCGTAGCACCAACAACAAATGCATCAAACTCCGTCGAATCAATAGGAAGACTAAATGTCGTTGGCGATAATACGGTAATCGGTCCAAACTGCGCATTCATCTGCTGCATTCCTGTTGCCGTATTACCAGGCCCAAAAGGGGGAATATCTATACGAACAATTGTTCCTGTGATATATAAATGGGGCTGCGTTGTCGTAACTACAGCAGGATTAGCCTGCGTTATATTGCTGATGATGCGCATCGCCGGTTGGTAGATTGGGTTGGCTTGAGGAAACGTTGTCATGCATTTTCCACAGTCAATAACGGTCCACCAACTGGTGTTAGATCATCAGAATCCATAAATTCCAATGACTGAAAACTAAAACGGCGAATCTTTTTACCAATCCGCATATTAGCTCCAACCCCTTGAACTCCAATATCATTCTTGAAATGCTCATACTCAGGATACCAGCCATTCTTATTAAGATGCTTGGCTACTCCAAGAGGAATGGTGTACACTTCTCCATCTACCATAGTATAGTTCTGAACTTGATCGCCTTCATAGCCCTTATAGCAGAATTGCATCGTGCCGCCAGGGATCTCAGCAAAACGAAATATTCCCTTTACCAATTGACGGTCTTTGTCGCGTAAGACATCAAAATTTATCTTAGGGCGCGGTCCTTGGGGTTTTGGTGTCATATCTTGTTTCATAGTATCTCCTCAATAGAGGGGCCTTGCGGCCCCCCGTGAAACTAAGCACTTTGAATATTAGAGTCCACCAAACGTTGATTTACCAGCTACCCAGTAAATGACATCCGATGAAACGCCTGCAGGCCCAGCAATAGGACCAGCATTAGCTACTCCAGCTCCTCCAGTTCCCAGCGTCATACCCAGGAATCCAGTGTTAACCGTTGAGTCAGCTAAAATACCAGTATTGGTATTAAAGATCTGAGCACCAAGGGTTGAGCTAGAAACACCAGGAGTTTGAATACCGGTATTGGTAAGCGCATTACCAGTGTCTTCACCAACAGGCGTCATCTCAGGATATGAGCTTGGCGATTGTGCTGATGTTGGCCAGGTAAAGGCGGTAAATCCAGTAGTATCCACTCCTATGGAGAAGATATTTGCATCCGTTGTACTAATACTTACTACAGTTGCTGTAAGGTAGTTATTAGCTAATGTAGGATTTAATTGAGTCATACCTGAAACAGCAGGAATATTGAATCGAACTGCTTGCCCCGGAGTTAATCCGTGCGGAACAGTTGTTGTCACCACAGCAGGATTAGCCTGGGTAATCTTAGCTATATACCTATTGCGCGGATAGTACAAGCGATCAAAGTTCTGAATTTGATAGTTTCCAAGTGTACCAGCAGCTCCTGGCGCAGTTGCAAGAGCACCTGCGGCTGAAAGCAGCGTAAAGCTTACCCCTGCAGAGACAGCACCAACGGTAAAGTCTATACCATTAGGCGGGAAACCAGGGCTGTTGAGTCGTACAACAGATCCAACAACACTCGAAGATGCTGCTACTAAACCAGTTGTATTCGATGTCGTAACAACCGGACGGGTTGCATTTGAAACACCAGTTGTAATAGCAACGTTTGCACTATAAGCCGATGTTGCAACTGATGGATCATAAAGAGTAAATCCACCAACTGTTAACGTATCCGCTAAAACAGCAGAGCTTGAGTTACAAAAGTAAACAGCCCCTGTAGCAGCAGCCATGCCTCTTTGCCAGTAGAAATCAAACCCAGTATTTGCAGACTTCGCGCTAAACTGCGTGTAATTCTTCACCCACATAAAATCTGCATTTGAAGGAATAGCAACAGTAACTGCATTACCAGTTCCTGTGAATGTTCCTTGACATAAAATAGTTCCATCCATGATTATCTCCTTAAGCTAATGTTGTGCGTAAATTGATAACCCAAAGATCATTCGTGATCCGCGGAACTTCAGCGAATTTATAACCCACAGATGCATTAAGGGCCAATGGGCCATCATAGATCGGCGGACGATAAATAAAGCTTGCAGAATAACCATCTTGCTCTATGCAGGCATAGGCTTCCATGCCGACACAGAAGATGTTAAATACATCTGCACCTAAAGCAGAAGAAGTTGGCGATACCGAGCCAATGGATGATGTTAAGAACCGAAGGTTACCAATTGCGCCCCATTCTGATTGCAGTGCATTCATAGGTGACGGATATTGGGCAACCGAAACAAAGGTTGCAACGTTTTCCATATTGCCGGTCAACTGAGTTGAACACAAAGCAAAGTAAGCACGACGAATTGGAGTCGTTGCAAACTTAAGATCACCTTCAATGTTGTCTTCAATTGTGTAGGCATTGTTATTAAGCAATGCACGTACAACTGTTTGAACATCTGGCAACGTAAGCTGGGTTGGGTTATCACCATTCAAACCAGCTGTACAGTTAATGAAAGATGCGGTTGCGGCAAGCATGTCACGTGTCAGCTGATCTTCAGTTTGACGCAAAGATACTCCTAGACGTGCTGCGCATTCATTCAAGACTGGGTCTTGGTTCTGAAGCGTGACCTGTTCATTGATTTGAACATAAGTGCCATAGAAAGAGATCTTTGCATCGATATCAATGGCCGTTAGCGTTTGAGGAGGTGGAGTTACACCACTGTTCCCAAGAGGAACCATTGCCGTATTTAACGGATTGTATCTGCGCATTCTTAATGTGGTACCACCATTCCTTGGCATGTTCTTACGCATCGCAGGAATCTTGTGGATCATATTAGGAACCGGTACGCTCAGAAGTTTATAACTGAAACTTTGTTGCACTGGGGCAGGCAAAGTACTCGTAGTTGTAATTGCCATAAGGCTCCTTGAAGCTTGTCCGACGTAGCTCAGGCGAGCGTAGGCGGATTAGAATTACTCCAAGCTGACGAGGCTTCTCTACGTCATTGAGCCGGACGAGACTCGATACGTCCAAAAAGAAGAAGAGAGCGAAGCTTCATTACGCTCTTGCTAATCATAAAAGAGATACGGATTTAAAGTAAAGTTATGTATTAAGAATGGTAAATAAGCGCTACAGTGAAACCCCGCCTGGTAATGTTCCAAGAGCCAAACGGGGTCCAAAAAAGGAGACTGATGAAGTCCTACGTAGTGCTCGCTGCGCTTCACTAAGCGTATGATAAAACCTAACTAATTGTCAAATCGAATCGATTGTGCCGAATAATTTGGGTTATCTAGAATTATAGGATTACGTCGCGAACCATTAACTTCCGCTTGAAGAATTGCTATGGTCTCTTCTTGCTTATTTTCTTGAATAGAAAGCCACTTGCGAACCTTTTTAATTGCCTGCTCCTTTTCAAGAAAACTAAGTTCATCTATGTATTCAAGAACCGCATCAATCACATCAGCATTAGTATTCATCGGCCATTGATAAATGATTGCTTCTTTAACGGTAACTTCTTGTACTGTTGTTACTTCGATCTGAGGCTCTTTTTCTTCCATAGGATGAAGATTCAATGACATAAAAAGAAGAAAGCAGAGAAAAAACATCAGTATCCTTTGCGTAGTTCATTCATTTCTTTTAAGAGTTGCTTTTTAAGATCATCGGTAAGACCATTAGCAAATGCATTGGCATTGCTGAGCGGGCTATCACTCTGTTGGGGAGATATGCTTGTCATGGGGCGTGGCTTTGCGGCATTTTTTTGCGCCCTCTCTTTTTCGGCTGCGTAGGGGTCTTCGGCACCGA